TCTGGAAGTAAAGGCAGGATTAACATATGGATATGGCTTTGACTATACCTTGGTATATCTTTTTTATTGTCAACTTTATTAAAAGAAATAAGCCTTGTTGTCACAAACATGGCTATCATAGTTATTGCAGATCCAAGAAAATATTCCATAGTTCCTCCAGAACAATTATACTACTTATCTGAAGAAATAACTCTAATTATTTCTTTTAAGGTTCTTTGGCTTTCTTTGCTCAGTTTTGATATTTCCTCATCATCTAATGCTTTTTTTGTAAGAGTAACTATAGGATTTTTTTCTGTCACATCCATATTTAAAAACCCATCGCTCCACAGAGCCATAGTTTCACGAGAAAAATATAAAGAAACGTCTTTATGCAACTCTGGGCTAACCTCAATTAATTTTTCTGTAAAATTATATATTGGCTCTCCAGTATCAATATCTATGCCAGCAACCTCAAGTGCTCCTGATAAAATTAACTGATCTATAGCGTCATCTTCGTCTTTAAAGTTCATTAGCGTAGTTTCCAAGTCATTCTTGTAGGACCTTGATCAATTAATTGAAACATATGATGCTCATATTGATCTTTTAATTCTTCATAGATATCTGGACTAACTTCCTTCATTTTATCTGTAATAGAATACAGCATCTCGCCAGTTAGATCATCAATACCCTGGAACTCAACAGCACCCTGAAGCATTAAATGCTCAAGCATTGCTTCTTCTTGAAGTCCCACGCTATTTGCCAGACTTTTTTCTGGCTTTTGCAAGTGCATCAAAGTCTTTAACCTTTGTATCACCCATATATCCCCAGGCATACCCATCATTAATCATCATATCATTAAGAGATACGGTGTTTCCATCTACATATACCCAGCCTAAAATGCGACCATACTTTTCAGATGAATCCATCTTTTCAGTCTTAATCACAACTGACTTAGCATCCTTTAAAGCCTTCTTTAAGTACTCCTTAGACTCAATACCAAGAGCCTTCTCTTTAAGGTCCTTAGTGCGAGACTCAGGGGTATCAATACCAGCCAATCTCACACGGGACTGAAACAAAATATCAAACCCTAAATCAATAAGAACATCAATGGTATCTCCATCAACGACATTCTCTACTTTTCTTACATAGTATTCATACATTAATAAGACTCTCCCTTTGCCTTGTTTTCAACTAACTTTTCACGCTCATCTATAACACTAATCATAAAAGACATCATACTTTTATAACCTTCTGTAGTAGACATAATTGAGTTGTAGTGATGACCACAAAATAGCAAGTCTCCAGGAATTCCAGTTACCTGAACCAAGGCCTCTGCATTACATTTATCACAGCGATCTTTTGTTTACTTCATCTTTAATCATTGTAAACATTATACTACCGCTTTCTGTTATCAGTGGAATAAAATCCACTACCGTTGAAAACTGCTCCTACATTAGAGTATACACGAACCAGTGGTAGATTGCAAGTTTCACAATCATACCCTGGATCGTTGTCTTTGATAGATCTTTCTTTTGTATACCTTTTCCCGCAAGGCATACAGTCGTATTCGTACAATGCCATTTATCTATTTCGTTTCTTTTCTTTTACATACCAAACTGGCAGTTTTAATTCATCTCCAGACCATTCATATCCAAGAAGTTTAACTACAGCCTTAATTATTTTAATACGCATTACTTTACCTTATTTCCAAATTTAGCCCAGACTCTTTCGTGTAAGAAATAGCCAAGTGCTTCCCAACCGATGTAAATGAGAGCACCAAGACTTGCGTACTCCCACTCACCAGTGAACAAATAAATAACACCAGCAACACCAACAAGGTGAAAAGTTTCCCAACTTGCTGTCTTTAATAGTGTTCTTTTAGTTGATTCCATTATAGTTCAACTCTTAGTTCCTTGCTTCCGCCACCAGAAGACTTCTTTGCTACTGGCTTAATAGCCTTTGGTGCTGCCTTCTTTGCTGAAGGTGCAGGCGTTGCAGATGCTGCAACTTTATTCAGTAGTGGAGCATTTTCTTCTCCAGTATAAACTGGACGACCCCAACCAACGACTGCATTGATTAACTGTTCCATCGCCATTGTTCTTAATACAAATACCAACGTGAGAAATTCTATTTACACCATCATCTGGAAAATCAAAATAAATCCAGTCTCCTGGCATTGGATCATCGTTACGAGCATCTGACCAACGCTCATTTTTCTTAAACCAATCTGCTGCTGCAACTGTTGACGCAGACTTAGGATACTTCTTTGGATCTAAACCCGAAGTAAATGCAGACCAAGAAACAAATGACTGACACCATGGCTGGAAGTTTGCACCAGTCCATTTACCGTACTTTGTTTCGTTATCTTTAGGGCCTTCAATTGTGCCCACTTCTTTTTTTGCAACCTCAATGATTGCCTCTAAACTACCTTTTGCTGCCATAGTATGCCTCCTTATTGACACGTAGTTCTATTATATCAGAACTCCTGCTTGCTTGTCAATAAAAGATATATTATATTTTTACTAATGAAGGGTTTAATGGAGACTTTGCTCCTGCAATTAACTTTTCTATTTCTTTGCAAATGGTCTCATATTCTTCATTAAATACTTCCATAGTTCTGCCTTCACCCATTTTTGCAGGGGTTCCAGCAGCAATTAGAGACTCCTTAAGAGTTTTTTCTATGTCATAATTTAATGTTGTGCATGGAAAATGCTTTACAACATATCCATCTTTATCAACTAAATACTTTTCAAAGTTTCCTCCCATTTGAGAACCATTGTAGAATCCAAGGTTTAGCCAAGGAGACAAGAAGCCTCCATCTGGAACATCATCTTTAATTGTATCTTTAATGTCTGAAAGCGATAACATCTGCTTTGCAATCTCTTGATATAGTTCGTGTGGTGGTAATGTTGGCTGACCTAAACCATTTACGCCTTCTGGCAAACCATTATTTAGTTGGTGATTTAAGTCTGAATTTGGATTAGATGAAACCATTTCTGAAAACTTAAATGTAGTGCCGTAAACTTCTTCCCCATATGCTTTTGAGTCTGCTCCGCATGTAATTCCTTGTGACCACTTACCTTTAGTCACGCCTGGTCCACAATAGTCATTTGTTGGTACAGCAATGACCTCAAAGCCTTGATCTTGATACTTTTCTTGTAGCCATTGCAATACTTCCATTTGATTAGCATTTCCACAACCAACAGTTGTATTAACAACAAGTGTTACCTTGCCCTTATATTGATCCAGATGGTTTGGAGTGCCTTCTGCAGAATTTAGAGGAATTTCGTAAATTGGTTTCATAGCACTATTATACATCTATTATTTTACGCTGCCCCACCTGGCCTCGATCCAGGGACATCCGAATTAACAGTTCGGCACTCTACCAACTGAGTTATAGGGCACTGTAGGCAGTTTTAGTCTTGCCCAGGACTTTATTTTATTTAGATGCGTATGGGTAAGACACTCCAGATAATACAACCTTTGGTAGCAAGTTTATATAATCTGTAAATGCTATACTTTTCTTTTTGCCAACATATGAAGATGATGAAACTACTGTTGCTACAGAAGTTCCAGAAGCCTTATATGGCTCAGTCCGCCCATACTTGGTGATAGTTACTGTTCCGAGAGCAACAAGGTCAAGACCAGGACCTCTATTTGTTGCTTTTTCAAACATAGTTAAAGAGTATAGCGCTCCTACCCCAACAACACCAGGAACACAGGCTGGAAAACCAACTACTGTAGATGATTGATCATTTCCAGTACCAGCAAAGACAGGAATATTTGATGCGCTTAGTAAGGAAACCGCATTGGTAGCACGAATACCCTCATTTGCAAAGGTTCCAGTACCAGTACAGGCATCAAGGTTGTTCTTTGATATTGATGCTTGGCTAATTGATACTGCATCGATACTATACTTTGCAGAGTTCTTTGATACCCAATCAATGGCTGCTACTAGTGCTGGGGTTTGTGATCCCAAAGTATTTCCACTAACTGTAACATCTGCAGACCTTACAAAAACAATCTTTACATTTGGATTAGTTACAAGCGCTGCTTTAACCATTGCGTCGCCGTGGTATGTTGCACTGTTTATACTTGTAGGCCATGGTGCAGATGCTGCTCCTGGACCTTCCATAAAGGTTTGACCATTAGGACAAGCCATCTTATTTGGAACTGCACCTGTTGTTGTAAAGCAAACTTCGTGGATAATTGCATTGAAGTTTTTAGAGTTAATTGCAGAATCAATAATTGCTAAAACCTTTTGATCTTCTGCTTGTGCTGGCTGTGTTACTGTAATTAATAGTACTGCTGATAGCAGTGCTAGTAGTGCTTTTTTCATTTTATCTCTTTCTATTGTAGTTATTGTTTGATTTTTAAAACTAGTTGGCAAGGGTCTCCGCCCTCTTCCCACTCTTGTTCTTCTTCTTCTGTCATATAGGGATCACTCTCGTGTGTATTGCAGAATGGTTCTGTAATCCATCCTCTTTCAATACCGTTTTCTAACCAGATCTCAAACTCATTAAAGTCTGCTTCTGTATTCTGAATACCTTTTAAAAGTTCTTCAAATTCTTCACTCATATATAAAGTATATCCTTAAAGGCTAACAATGTCAACTGGACCCATACAGGATGGGTTAAATTTTATTGCAGCATTTACTGCTTGAGCAACTCTGTTCCTTGCATTTTTTTGTTTATCTGTTGCATACAAAACACCGTAAGCGTACTCTGCTCCTGAGCCCATTGCAAGATAAGGAAGTGTGTACTTAGATAAAGACATATCTGCAGAACTGTGTTCATAGATTTCTCCACGAACTGCAATGATCAAACCAAGATCTCCGTCTTTAGATGTATCAACCCAGAACTCATTATAAAATTCTTTGAGTTCTTTGATAAACTTTGTCTGCATAAACTTGTCTGTGTCTTTAATGTTTGGTGGAGTTGGTTTAAAGTTATAACGGATTCTTTCTCCGTCCATTGATCCAGCATATCCAATTAAGTATGGACCTATCTTCCATACCTTTGGTGCATCAAGTGCCAAGATAGTTCCATCATCTGATGCGCCACGATCTCCAGCCATATAAATTTTATCTTCATGTTTTACTACAGCAATACAGGTCATGACAGAGCCCTCTCCAGATAGGTGATACTTAAGTATACCATTGCCCAGAGAGGGCTGTCAACTACCGTCAATAATGATTAATTAGCCTTTTTATCTACCGTTTTAAACGCATCATTGATTTCTGCCAATGTGAGTTTTCCATCGTCCAAAAAAGCCCTTGCCAGCCTTTCAATGACTGTTGCTACACCTAATAGTCCTGCTAAGAATACTGCCTGCATTGTATCAATTCCAACTACTGCTCCAGCACCAAGTACTGATAGGCCAGATGCTGCAAATACTGCTACGATTCTCATCAAAACATTTGTTAATGCTTTTTGTGGATGCTCCTTTTTTGGAGGCTCTACTATTTTTTTAGTTGCCATATTTAGTCCTCCTCTCTATTTCTAATTGGACTAGTTAGTATCCATAGTGCTGTTGTTGCCATGATTCCATAACCAACAATAGTCTTTGCACTACCGTCCAAAACTACCCAAGCAATAAACATACCAAGAAGGGTCCATGCTTGGTCTACCATATCTTTTAGGATATTCTTTATTATTCTTACCATTTTCTACCTCCTCTTGAACCTGGTGAATTGGAGCCTGAAGCGCCACCTCCACCAGAATTTCCTCCGCCTGTGCTTCCCCCTGTTGCAACGGCTGCTGCGTTAATTGCTGCACCTGTTGCTACTACTGTAGCCACAACCATATCTTTTGCTTCTTCTCTTTCTTCTTCAGTCATATCTGCTCCAATACTTCCAAGTGCTGCTAGTGCTGCTCCTGGATCTGTAAATGCTGCTTCTAATAATGCTCCTGGATCTTGAACTAGTTCAACATTTGCAGCAACCTCTGCTGTGATAACAAGGGCATTTCCATTCTCGTCTGTACGAACCTCAACTGGAGTTTCTGCTGGAAGATCTGCATAAGATACTCCAGATGCTTTTACTTCTGCTGCTGATATTGATTCTCCAGGCTTAAGGTTTTCAAGTAGCGCCGTAACAACAACTTCTTTTTGCTCTTCAGTTAATTCTTTACCATCTTTTGCATCTTCAATTATTTCTGCAGCCTCTTCTTCTGCTTTCTTTGCTTCTGCTTCAGCCTTTGCATCTTCCTCTGCTTGTCTTATTGCTTCTGCCTCTGCTTCTAATCTTTCAGCCTCAGCCTTAGCATCTGCCTCTGCCTTTGCTTCTGCCTCTGCCCTGGCTTTTTCTGCTTCTTCTTCAGCCTTTATTCTATCTGCTTCTGCTTTTGCGGCTTCTTCTTCCGCAGCAAGTCTATCTGCTTCGGCCTTTGCTGCAGCCTCTTCTGCTGCTATACGATCAGCCTCAGCCTTTGCTGCAGCAATCTCTGCTGCAACTCTATCTGCTTCTGCCTGTGCTGCTAAAGCAGCCTGTCTTGCTGCTTCTTGTTCTGCTGCTATTCGTGCTGCTTCTGCAAGTGCTGCCTGTCTTTCTGCTTCAACTCTTGCTGCTTCTGCAGCCAATGCTGCCTGTCTTGCTGCTTCTGCTTGGGCTTCTGCTGCTTGCTGTGCTATCAATGCAGCAGCATCTGCTTCAAGTTTTGCTTGTGTTAGTGAGGCCTTTGCTGAAGATACGGCAGACTGTTTTATATCAATTCTTGATTGTAACGATATTTTTATATTTTGATTTAAAACTGTCGCTGTTGCAGTATCAGCAAGTAACTTTAAACTTTCTGCAATTGACACTTCTGATAGAGTTGTTATTGGTTGATTTTCATAATTAGTTACAGCAGTATTTGCTGATGACTGTCTATCTAATTCTTGTTGTGCTGCTATCGCTGCTGCTGCATCAGCATCTTTTTCTGCTTGAGTCTTTCCAATTTTTAATGTAACTACATTTGAGTTTTCAGAATACAAGGACAAGGTGTCATTGTCTGATCTAATATGAAAAGACCACACTGTTCCGCTTGGCATCAAACCTTCAAGCAATGAATGATTAATTGTTATTGTTGTATTAAGAGCATTAGCATCTCCAACATTTCCAGTTGCAATACCCCAACCATTTTGTCCTTCAGTTGTAAAACTTATAGCATATCTTTCTGGCTGAGTGTTGCCAGTATTAGGTGCTTCCCAAGTCAAAGTAGTTGCAGTAGCACCATCTACTACTGTTAAATTTCTTGGAGGACCTATTGTTTTGACTACTGGTGCTGCTTGGGATGTAAAGGCTGATGCTGGAATAATATCCATAGATCCAGATTGATCCCAATGAAGGAATACATTTGCTCCCCCGCCATTTTCATAGTACAGTAACTCTATGGTCTTTGGAACTCCTGCTGTAAATGATATTGGGTCACTTGTAGTTCCTCCGCCACCTTTGTCATACCAGTCATTTGTTATATTGATACCATCAATGTAAAGTTTAGTCCCGTCGTCTGCTGTGGCTAAAAATGATATATCCTGGGTTGTATTGCTTCTAATTGACCCTGTAAATCGTACTATAACATCCTCTGAAGGCCCACCTAAGACGCTACCACTACCCCACTGGAAGTCAATGTTGGGTACGTTTGTAGTTAGTACTGGAGAGGCTCCCTGTGGAATATATGGGGCATTGTTTTGTCCCAGCACATTATAAACCTGAGCAGTTAAGCCTTCTGTTGCGTGGGCTTTATCAAGGCCTAATAGCAAAGGGAATAGAGCCAAAGATAGAACTATGGCTATGCGTAATAATTTTTTAATTCCCTTTCCCCCTTGCAGACTGGATGTCTGATAAGGTTATTATATCATTTTATTGCACAAAAAAGGGAGCCAGTTTCCTGACTCCCCCAATTGTTGGATTAAGTTACTTCTTTAGAGCAACCTTAGCCTTTGGATTCTTCTTGTTCCACTTTGTAGCAAGTGCATTGTATTCTGCCTTGTACTTTGCTGCTGCTGCAGCGGTAGCAACATCTGCTTCTGCCTTTGCTGTTACTGCATCTGCTGATGCCTTTGCAAGTGCATCTGCAAGTGCCTTGTCTGCTGCAACCTTATCTGCTGCACGACCAGCCTTCTCTGCTGCGAGCAAGTTAGATGCTGCCTGTGCATCAAGTGCACGACCAGCCTTTTCTGCTGCTAGTTCTGCACGAAGTGCTGCAATTGTTCCATTAAGATCTGAAACAACGAATGACGCTGTTGCTGCCTTAGTTGGTACTGGAAGACCAGCAACTGTTGCTGCTGATGAAACACCAGTAACGACAACCTGAATTGTTCCTGCTACTGCTGTAGCAAGTGCTGCAGTCTTTGATCCAACTACGAGAGTTGAGTCTGCTGCGTTTTCGGCTGTTGTTGTGGTAACTAGATTCTTTGTAGATGAACCGTCAGCAAATGTTGATCCGATTACTGTAGCAGTAATTGTTTCACCTGTTGCGATTGCGTTTCCAAAAACATCTGTTGCTGAAACTGTGATTGTTGGAACTGTTCCAACTGCTGTTGCTGAAGGAACTGAGACTGCAACATTTGATGCTGCTCCTGCTGTTCCCTTGATGTATACAATTGTTGAATAAGCGCCATTAACAATGGTAACTGATCCAACTGCTGTTGTTGTTGTATAAGCATAAACTGTGATTGCTGCTCCTGCAGATGTTACTGAAAGAGTTGACACGCCTGATGCAACAGAAACTGGTGCACTTGAAGTGTGTAGTGCTGCAACCAACTTAACGGTTGATGAAGCAGTAAAAGAAACGATTGTTCCTGTATCTGCTGTTGCTGCTAGTGCTACAGATGTTCCAGATGTAATCTGGTTTGCTGATGGCACTGCTACGGTTGCTGGTGCTGTCGCCGTTGTTGCGTTAGTTGCTGATGCAACTGCTACGGTCAGAGGTGCTGCCGAAGAAGGTGCTACAGAAAGTCCAACGATTGCTAGGGCTGCAGCAGTAGCAATTGAGATTTTCTTAAATGAATTCATTTATTTTTTCCTTTTCTTTATATTAGATTGAATCTATCCAGATAATCTTTTACATCATCTGGCATAGGTTTATATTGTATCACGTTCTCAGATAGTGTGTCAACTTGCTTAGGTCGATCACTAATCGTATGGACTTCAACCACCTGGTTTTGGTCCTTTGGGGTATGTGATATTGCCCCAAATATTGCTCCACACACAGCATCAGCCAAGTCCTTTGACTTTTTGCGTGGGTGGTCAACTCTATTATTTTTCATAATCTTTAACTGTGTTAGTTCATCAAATAATAATTCGATTGCTGGCATTACTAATCTTTCCTCATATACAAGCATTGCCATATCTTCGTAGTGCTTCTTAGCAACAGAAACAGTATCGGTTCTCATTCCTACCTGCTTCAATTCGTTTTGAATGTCAAACGACTGCCAACGGTCAAAGGAAACCATTCCGATGTTAAAGCCAAGCCTGCGAAGGTTCTGAATCCACATCTTTACTTCAGATAAGTTAACAGGCCCTTCAACTTTTGGCTCCCACCACGCTACTGCATCTACTACTACAATTGGTGCCACCTGTTCGTAGTTGTTAATTACCTGAATGTTTACCCACTTATCTACGTGAGCAATGGCAACTGCACACTTATCGTGCTTTTGTGCAAGGTCAGCGTGAACATAATAAACCTTATCTGGGTCTGGCTTAAAAGATTCATCAAACCTTCTAAAGTTATCCACAGGATTTCTTGCTGTCATACAAGATCTTACCTTTTCAGACTGCTTAAAGAATGCATCTGATGCAAATGTTGGAACACAAGCAAATCTTTGCATAGCATCGCCTATGTCTGTTAAAAAAGCAATCTTAAAATCATCAATCTTTCTTGTAGGGTTTACTTCCCAAGTTGGTTTCTTTAATGCAAATACGCCTGGATATTTGTATGAGATGATTTGATCTTCATCCCAGGAAATATCAAAGTAGTTATCTGGATCATCTTCTGGCAAGATTGGGTTAATGATAAACCTATGAGTCTTTTCAATTGACTCCTTCTCAGCAATTACCGCATCATATCTTTCTGAAATAAAATCCCCTGGATATCTTGGGAATGAAAGCAAAACAACCTTACCAAGGTCTGGGAAACGAGAGTCTACGGAAGCACGGAATGCTCTATAGATATTGTCAGCAGTCTTACCTTGATCATTTCCTGTTCCAATCTCAGAAGCAAAACCAGAAATCTCATCAAGAACTGCAAGCAACAAGTTCAAACCTTCGTGTGATTCTCTTTCTGAGTGACCAGAATAAACTGTAATAGATTTGTCAAACTCAACTGAGTCTGCCTTAGCATTATACTTTCCAACAAACCAAGGAGACTTTTCAATCTTAGTCTTAAAACCTTTAAAGAAAACGTTCTTTGCTTGTTGTGCGTTAATAGCCACGTTAATAAGGTCAATAGCATCTCCAGAGGGCTTACCAAAATACTTTGCTGGGTCTTTAAGACATAGAAGTTTGTATACAATGTATGAGCAGGCTACGGTTGATGTGAAGTCTTTTCCAGATCCCTTGCCAAGTTGCAGGATAATTTCATTCTTTGTGTACTTATTGTAATACTTAGTTCCTTTTTCTTCACCCATCATATTTATCAGATCTTCTTTACGATAGATCTGGCTCATTGCTTCAACGATATCGTATTGAACATCAGATAGTGGTGGCTGCCCAAGATAGGCTTCACAATCTGAGGATACTCAGATGCAATATCTTTTAATATTGAAACAAGAACTTCTTGACGACGCTCAATCTCAATCATTTCTTCTGCAAGTTCTTTGTTCTCAAGCAATCCAGCCTTTTGTAGCATATCAATACGCTTAGACTCAATATCCATAACAAGTTTGATCGCAGCAGTCTTTGCACTAAGGTTGTTAGTCATAGATGCTTCATCAATTACCTCGTAAGTACGAGAGACTAATTTACTATAGTGTGTATCTGCAGCAGCCAAGGCTTCTTTAGCACGAGCACGGATAGCATCGTTAGCAGATGCCATTACCTTCCACTCATTAATAAGTGTAACTACCCTTTGTCTTGGTATGTCGAGTTGTTTTGAAATTACCGTTGGGTCGTTACCCTTTAGGTATTCTTCTACTACCTGATTTACTTGATCAAGGTGCTTAACTAAATCATCTTCAGTTGACATTATTTAACTCCCGTGCAATTTTTAGCAATATTAAATAGCCAATCAAGTCATCAATGTCATTGTCACCAACAAAAGATCCGCCTCTTGAAATCCTAGAAAGTTTATCATCAATGCGAACGTGTAGTTGTTCAACATTATCAGAGGTAGCAAAAATTCTAACTGGGTTAAGCGCTGAATCTCCATAAGACTTATTTTTTGCAATAAGCATTGACTTTATCTCATCACAGACCTGGCCAATAGTAAACTGGGTTTCTTCACTCATAGTTTTCCTCTTCATCAAGTTCCCAGTCAAATGCTTCTGGAATTCCTTTTAATACAGCAATTGCAAAACCAAATCCTACCATGCCTACAACTGCAACCGCAACCAATGTTTTTTCAATTTTGTTCATCGTTTTGATTTCCTTAATCCAAATTTAGCAAGGTAGACATAGATAGTTTCAACACTTGATCCACACTCCTTTGCAATCTCTTCTGGAGATTTCTTGTCTACAAGATATCTCTTACGCATAAAAGCCTCTGATGTATATAGTTTAGCACCCACGATATTAATTGTCAACTTCTTTCTCAGTAATATCATAGTTAAACCTATCAGAGTTTTCCATGATCCACTTATCTTGATTTTCAACATCATATTTTCTTTCATTAATTATTCTATCAATTAGGTATTCTTTTTCAAGGGTAAATGATGGCTCATACACACGGACCCGATTGTTAGGTTGGATAGCAAAGTTTCCATCATCTCTTTGTATAACGTGACCACACTTGTGATCTGCTGGGCTTTCAGAGTAACCGTCATCTAATACATTTGTGTCTGGATTGTGCCAGTCCAATGTAAATAGGTATGTTCCTTTATGCATTGTCTTTGTTCTATCTATATAAGACATTCTAAGGTTTGTTAGATTTTCAAACTGAGTTACAGAAATGTGGTGACTAAAAGAGTTCCACAAAACTAAATTATGTAGGTCTACTTCAGGAATCCCTGGCTCTGTGCAAAAGGCAGAAATCGGAAGTCTCCACCATAAGCCACCATCTGGCATCATAATATGAAACAGTGGACTTCTTGATTTTAAACTTGAGACACCAAATACAACACACTCAAAGTACTTATCATGACTATCTTGGTGATTTCTTAAATAGTTTCCACGCACATAACAATGTATTGGTGGTATGTTTGCATTTAACTCTGGCATTATTCAGTCCCTCCTACTGCTTTATTCCAATTTTTAATTGCCCAATGACCAATTCCACAGGCATCAGCAATATCAT